GACGTGCACCTCATGTTGAAGGCCATCGACCCTTCGCACACGCCCCGTTCGTGGCTGCTGATGCCGTTCGCTGAGCGTCGGCCGCCGTTGGGGGTCGACGTCCATGTCTGATCTCGATCAGGTTTGCACTGATGCGTGCCTGCCGTCGTGCCGGTACTGCCGTCCGGTGGATTACGATAAGCTGTCCCGTCAGCGCGACGCCGAGCAGCGTCGCCTGAATGGGGGCCCTGGCCGCCCGGCGTGGTGGCAGGGCCTCGGCCTTGATCCTGCTGCGATCGCTGGTGGCGGTCGTGTTACCCGTCCGAAATCCGTAGAATACTGACAGTAAGGAGTCAGAAATGAGTGAGAGCGTATTCGACATCGAGGACGCCGCCGGTGCGTGGCTACAGATCACGAAGATCACGGGGCAGGCCACCGGCTTTGAGCGCTGGCAGATCGAGGCGCCGGGCGTGCCGTGGCTGAATCGTGCCCAGATGCATCAACTTCACGGTGCGTTGAGTGTGATGCTGGGCCTGAGCGCTACGGCCCCGACCTCGCCGGTGACGGCGTCCCGCTCGGGCACCCGCCTGCCGGGCGGGAAGGATCCCCGACCGGAGATCATGGTCGAGAAGCCGAACGGGTCCGGCGATGCGGCCCGCCGTGTCTAACGGCGACCGGGCGTGGCTCGGCCTCGCTGTCTACGTCGTGGCCTATGACTGGCTGGCGTGGCGGCGAGGCTGGGACACGCTGTCGCAGTCGTTCGCCCGGTCGTTGACGGACTGGAGAAAGCCCCTTATCCTGGCAGCGTGGGCGTATCTGACTGCCCACCTGACTCGGGTGCTGCCCGAGCGGTACGATCCGCTGCGGAGGTGGGGATGATGGGCCCTGATGGCAAGTGGAAAGATGACTCGGGTGCCCGACATTCGGAGGGGTTCACGGGGCACCTGTCTGATGAGGACTACGACGAAGATGACTTTGACCTCGATGACATCTACGAGGGGTGGGGGTTCGACCCTGACCCTGAAGATGTTTGAGGCCGGGACCGTGCGGGAGCGCAGCGCTGTGGTGGTCGCTGTTGGGGGGTTCGATTCCTCCCCGGTCCGCTGATGATGGAAGCTGATGCGATGGAGCCGGTGGCTGGCCGGGAGATCACGGGCGCATGCTCGCCGGTCTCGTGGGTTGCGAACCCTGCGGAGACGGCCGCCATGCTCGATGCGTTCTTCGAGGAGGACGACGAGGACGTGATCGCTTTCGCTCGTGGCATTTGTGCCGGGTGCGATGTCCGGCAGCAGTGTCTTGACGTTGCGTTGTCAAGAAACGAACGGTTCGGTATCTGGGGAGGGCTGACCCCGGACGAGCGTAAGGTGTTGCGCCGTGCCCGAAAGACCAACTACGATCCCGAGCAGGAGGGACCAGATGAGTGACACGACAGGCCGTGAGCAGGTGATCGAGGCGACGCAGCGGGCGGTGATGGCTGACCGCAACGCAGACTATGCCCCGCCCGAGGAGAACTTTCAGCGGATCGCTGACCTTTGGAATCTGTATCTGGAGGGCCGGGGTGAGGTGACGCCGTACGACACGGCGATCATGATGGTGCTGGTGAAGGTGGCTCGGATTCAGGCGTCGCCGCATCTGCTCGATCATCTCGTGGACATCGCCGGGTACGCTGCGTGCGCTGCCGATGTCATCCCGGCGGCGCCAGGCGCTGCCCCCGAGGAGCCCGAGGAGGAGGAGGAGGCCGAGGAGCCCGACACCGGGTGGCGTCTCGATTCCCGAGGGATCTACGAGGGCAAGCCGGGCGACATCTACACTGACGGCGAGCGGTTCCGCATGCAGTTCGACGAGGGTGGCCGGGTGGATTTCGACTCGAAGGGTTCGCTGCTGCGGGCGCAGCAGGCCAACGTCCTTCAGTTGACGGCCTCGTGAAGCACAACCTCCCCGAGTGGGAGTTGACGCTCGTCACCGAACAGGTGGACGTGGATGCGTTCCTGGAGTGGGTCGACGGCATTGACGGGATGGTGTCAATCGACACCGAGACCCGTGGCCTCGACTGGACGCAGCACTCGTTCACGCGCTTGGTGCAGTTCGCTGACGATCGTTGTAGCTGGGCCGTCCCCACGGTGTGGTGGGGGCGGCCCTTGATGCGGGCGCTTTCGACGATCCGAGACAAGGGCCTGCCCGTGGCGTTCTGGAACGCCGGGTTCGACATGCACGCCCTCGAAGGCGACGGGTTCCCGGTGCCGCACTGGCATCAGGTGGTCGACGGCTACATTCTGCATCACCTGCTGGGCCCGCACCTGCGGCACGGGCTGAAGGGTGTAGCGGCTGAGGAGTTGGGCCGGTGGGCGACGGTCGGTGAGGCGAAGCTGAAGCACGAGATGGGGGTGCACGGCTGGTCGTGGGAGACGGTGCCGGTCGACTGGCCTGCGTACTGGCAGTACGGGTGCGTCGATACGTTGATCACGCAGCGGGTGGTGCGGATCCTTCAGCAGCGGGTTGTTGACGCTGGAATGTCAGAAGCGTGCGAGCGTGAGCATCAGGCCCTGTCGATCATGTACCGTGCCGAGGTGCGGGGCATGCGGATCGACCACAAGTACGCCGAGCAGGTGCGTCGTGAGTGGCTGGCACGTTCGGTTACGTTGCGTGACCTGTTGCAGGCGCAGGGGATCTCGAACCCTAACTCGAACCGTCAGGTCGAGGCGATCCTGCGGGACGCCGGGTGGAAGCCCGAGGACTTCACGGAGACGGGGCAGGCGGTGCTCGACAAGCTGGTGCTGAACGCCCTGTCGGAGACGCACCCGGAGATCGCCCGACCGCTGGTCGAGTACAAGCGTCTGGTGAAGTGGATCGGTGCGTACCTCGAACCGTTCGCTGCGTCGGGTGGCCGGGTGCACCCTGGGATCCATACGTTGCGGGCGAAGACGGGCCGCATGTCGATCACGAAGCCTGCGTTGCAGACGTTGCCGTCGAAGGGTAGTGCGGGTGCGATCCGCCGGTGCGTGCTGCCGGAGCCGGGCTGCGAGTTGTGGGCGATTGACTACGACGGGCAGGAGGCTCGCTTGTTTGCCAACCTGTCGAAGGATCCGGGCATGACCGAGGCGTACGCCCGAGGCGACGACCTGTACACGCACGTCGCCCGGATCGTGTGGAACGACCCGTCGATCGGCAAGTCTGACCCTCGACGTGGCACCGCTAAGGTGATCCTGTTGGCGTTCACGTACGGTGCGGGCGCTGACACGTTGTCGCTCGCCTCGGGGCTGTCTCGCATCGAGGTGGAGGGGTTCTTGACGAAGCTGTTTCTTGAGTTTCCTACGGTGCGGGACATGACCGGCGATCATGCTATTGGTGGCAACTACCCCGGTAAGCCTGCACTGTTGGCGGGGAAGCGTGCGGCCTCCGAGGGTATGGCTTATGTCATGACCCGAGGGGGCCGCCGGTTCTCGATGCCGGAGGACGAGACGTACAAGGCGATCAACGGGCTGATGCAGGGCACGGGCTCGGACGTGTTGAAGGATGCGCTCGTGCGCATCGACAAGGCCGGGCTGTCTGACTGTATCATCGTGCCGGTGCACGACGAGGTGGTGTTGTCGGTGCCGAAGGGGCAGCATGACATGGCGCACGAGATCAAGGACTTGATGGAAGATCACCGTTGGGACATCCCGTTGACCTGCCAGGCAGAGGGCCCGTTCCAGCATTGGGGAGAGAACTATGAGTGACCTGTACGTTGCGATCGACCCGGGCGGCACGACCGGCTTGGCGTGGCTGATCTGGGAGGACGGCGAGTGGCTGTTCGGTTCGGATCAGATCGGTGACCGGTACGAGACCGAGTGGTGGGTGGACCGCACCGTCGGTGTCACTCACCGGGACACGACCGTCATCATTGAACGGTGGGACGTGCGTGCCAACACGCACCAGTTGACGAACCAGGACGACCCCCGTTACATCATCGGGTGGGTCGACGGGTTCTGTCACTTTCGCCCTAACGTCACCTATGTGGAGCAGACACCGGCGCAGGCGAAGCGGTTCGGTGATGACCTGAAGCTGAAGCGGATGGGCTGGTACGTGAAGGGCGAGGACCATGCACGGGATGCGGCACGTCACCTGCTAACGTACCTCGCCAAGGATCCCGGCGACGCTGGGGACTACGTTCGAGAGGAGTTGACTCGATGATTCTGGTGGACGCTGATCCGAAGACGATGCGGTTGACGGTGGATGCGCCGTCTCGTCTCGCTGACGTGTTGTCCCGGCTGCCTGGCTTGCAGGTCAACGCCGAGGCGGGCGAGTGGGAAGGGCCGGTGACGGCCTCGAACATGATCGCTGTTGCCTCCGAGGTGGGGAAGCTGCCGGGGTTCTCTCCGACGGATCGTGCCTCGTCGCTGATGGCGGCGATCAAGAAGACGAAGGGCTGGGTCGAGGCCGTCAAGTCTGGGGCTGAGACGGTGGCGTCGTGGGACGAGCGCCTTTACGACTATCAGGTGGTCGGGGTGTGGATGCTGCTCGAACGGAAGCGGATGCTGCTCGGGGATGAGATGGGTACGGGCAAGACGGTGATGGCTTTGACAGCTGCACGTCAGGTTCGTGGTGCGACGCTGGTCGTGTCGCCTAACTCGATGAAGCACCGGTGGGCCCGTGAGGCCGAGGTGTGGTATCCGGAGGTCCGCACGTTCGTGGTGCACGGCACCGCTAAGCAGAAGGAGCAGGTGCTCGAAGATGCCCATGCGGCGTGGCTGGCGGGCGAGGCGATCCTTGTGTCGGTCAACTGGGAGGCGTTGCGTACGTTGTCTCGTGTCGCCGGGTACGGGTCGCAGCGGCTGACCGAGAAGGAACGGTCGGCGGGTCCGCTGAACAAGATTGGGTGGCGTACGGTCATTGCCGACGAGGCGCACCGTGCCAAGGATCCGAACAGCAAGCAGACTCGTGCGTTGTGGGCGGTGGCGCACGGCGCCGAGTACCGGTGGGCGTTGACCGGCACCCCGACGCTGAACACGCCCGGTGATCTCTGGGCGATCGGCCGGTTCTACGACCCGGACTCGTTCGGTAAGTCCAGGCACAAGTGGCACAACCGGTACGTGGCGTACATTGAGACCAACTGGGGCCCGAAGGACATGGGCCTGAACATGCTGCGGGAGCCGGAGTTCACGTCGTGGTTCGACATGAACTTTATCCGCCGCACCACCGGCGAGGTGCTGACGTTGCCGCCGTTGCGTGGCGGGCTGCTGTCCGAGGACAGTGTCCTCGACGTGCGTGAGATCGAGATGACGGCGAAGCAGAAGACGGCGTACAACAAGATGGTGAAGGACATGATCGTCGCCATCGACGACGGGATCCTCGTTGCCACCGACCCGCTGGCGTTGTTGACACGGCTCAGTCAGATTGCGTCGGCTACCCCGGTGATCTCGCCGGACGGTGAGGTGGTGGCGCTCGATGCCCCGTCGAACAAGATCGACGCCGTGCTGGAGATCCTCGACGAGATGGACGAGGACCGGCAGATCGTCGTGTTCGCTCAGTCTCGTAAGCTGGTCGAGCTACTGGCCGGGAAGCTGACGGCGAAGGGCATCGAGTCGATCCAGATCACGGGCGCTGTCGACCCCGGCGTGCGGGACGTGTACATCCAGAAGTTCCAGGCCGGGCAGGCTCGGGTGGCGCTCGCTACGCTCGCTGCCGGGGGCACCGGCATCGACTTGTACGCTGCGGACACGGCCGTGTTCATGCAGCGAGGCTACAGCTACGGTGACTCGTTGCAGGCCGAGGCTCGGGTGTACCGCAACGGGCAGGACGCCGAGCGGGTGCACATTATCGACCTCGTGTCTCGGGATACTGTTGACGAGGCCGTGATTGAGGCCCTACAGTCCAAGGGCGAGATGGCCGAGCAGGTCCTGCGGGACAAGGCTCGGGAGTTGATGAGGACCAAGGCGTGAGCGAGCCGAAGACGTGCGAGGACTACGGTCCCGAAGACATCCACAACGATTACGTGCGGCACAAGCGTGAGGGCACCGAGCCGTGCGCTGCGTCGAAGCGTGCGTGGGCTAACCGGCAGCGGCTGGTGCGCCAGCGCCTGAACAAGAAGGGCAAGAAGTGACGACCGACCCGAACCTGCGAGTACAGATCGACCACGAGTCGAAGCATATTGACATTCGACAGTCAGCTATTCAGGCATTTCTCAACTGCCCTCGCCGTTTCTATTACGAATACGTGCTGGGTATCGAGCCTGATTATCCCAATAGGCAGCGGCCGTGGGCCACGGTCGACACCGGCACCCTGTTCCACGAGATGATCGGCGCTCACTACCTCGGTGCTGACCCGGTCCTAGCGGCCGACGCCTACATCACCGAGCAGGGGTTCCATTCCCTCGACCCGGAAGTGGCGAAGGCTCGTGAACTGGTCGAGGTGATGGTGTACGGGCACATCGACGACATCGCTCAGGACGGCGCTGACGTCGGGGAGACCACGATCGGGGTCGAGGTGCCCGTCACCGGCACGGTCAAGGACGTCAACGGCTGGACCGTCCGCATCCACGGCCGTGTCGACCGACTCATCGAGACCGACGACGGCATCAAGATCATCGACGACTGGAAGACGGTCGGCCCGCTCGGTTCGAGCCTCGGCCACATCCAACAGTTGGGCCGGTACGCTATGATGCTGCGTCAGGAGCAGGGCTGGCGTGCCGATCGTGTCCGCACCACCCAGGTGCGGAAGGTGAAGCGCACCAAGCCCGGCCCGTACTACGCCCGCCCGTGGGTGCCTCTCAACGAGGACGCCTACAAGTCTCACGCTCAGCAGCTACGTGCCGTGCTGACCGGCATCGTCGACAAGGTCACCGCCTCCGTCGACGTGGAGGACTACGTGTTCAACGTCACCACCGAGTGTGACTGGAAGTGTCGAGTGCAGGACATCTGCCTCGCTCACCAATATGGCGACGATCCCGAAATGATCGTCGACATCCACTACCGCCCGAAGGGGCAGGAAGGAACCGAATGAGCAACAAGCGATGGCGATTGCTGCTGTTTGGCGAACCGAAGACAGGCAAGACCTCACTGGCCGAGACGGCCCCGGGGCCCCGCCTGATTCTGGATGCCGAGGGCGGTACCGAATGGCTTGCCAGTGAAACGGTAGCGTGGGATCCGCTCGCCGGGCCCCCACCCGACGTGAAAGACGACGTCAGTGTCGTCGTTCACATCACCGATTGGGAACTGCTGGAGCGGGTCAACCGCTACTTGCAGAAGGGCACCCACCCGTTCCGGTCGGTCATCCTCGACTCGATCACCGAGTTGCAGAAGCAGGCGAAACGTGCCGTGACCACGTCCGGCATGAAGCTCCAGGACTGGGGCACCCTGCTAGACAAGATGGACCCCGTGCTGCGGGAGATCCGTGACCTGACCAAGGCCCCCGGTTCGCCGGTGGAGGTGGTCGTGCTCGTGGCGCTCGGCAACACGAAGGATGACAAGATCATTCCTGACATTCAGGGGTCAATGGCTCGGTCGCTGGCCGGGCAGATGGACACCCTCGCCTACCTTCGGGTAGGTCAGATGAACAGCGACGGCACCCAAGACAGGGAGCTGTTGGTCGATGCCCGTCAGGGCATCACCGCAGGCGACCGCACCAAGGTGCTGCGCCGTACCTTCAACGGGGTCATCCCGATCCGTATCGACGACGAGACGGACGAGTTGACCTGGAACCTGACCCAACTACTGAACGGAATGCGCAATGGGTTCTGATACAATCACCGAGACCGAACTGCCCGAGGGCACCGAGACTATGGACCTGCCGAATGCCGTCGTGAACGGCTGGGCAGTTACTGGCCTCGACGCCACCGGCAGCGAAGGGGAGCTCCACGCTCTCGTTGCTGTCACCTTCGAGTTCCAGATCGCCCCCGGGTGGGTCGGGCGCCAGTCGTTCATCATGGCGAAGGACGACGCAAAGAATCTGCGGAAAGACTTGAAGTCCCCGCAATATCACGACGATAATCAGACCGAACTGTTCAACACCGACGAAAGTGACAACCAATCATGAGCTTCGACTTTGAGTCGATCTTCGACAGCGCAGTGGACGAAGGCTTCGGCCCGTCCGAAGACCTGACCCCCGGCAAGTACCGTGGGTCGATCGTGTCCGCCAACTTCGGTGAGTCCCAGGCGGGCGACCCGAAGGCCGGGTTCCTGTTCAAGGCCGCCGAGGGCTCGGTGTCCGCCGAGGGCCACGACGTGTCCGGCGACACGATCTGGCTGAACCTGACGTTCAGCGAGAAGGCTCAGGCGTTCGCCGCCCGAGACATGAAGAAGCTCGGCATCACCGGTGCCATGCTCAACGCCGACTCGTCCGCCGCCGTGCAGACCGCCGTCGGCCAGCAGTGGAGCTTCGAGGTCAAGCTGTCGAAGGACGGCAAGTGGACCAACCTGTACCTCGGCAAGCGTCAGGACGACCCGGGCTCGGCCCAGCCGAAGCCCACCCCCGCCCCGGCAC